AAAAAGAAATAAGCAAAGAATTAAAAAAACAAAAGAAAAAAGAATATTATTTAAAAAATAAAGAGAAATACTTAAAAAGACAAAATGAATATAATAAAAAAAATAAAGAAGATATACTTTTGAAGAAAAAAGAATATCATGAAAAAAATAAAGATTCAATTTCTATTAAAAAGAAAAAATATAGAGAAGATAATAAAGAAATATTAACATTAAAAAAGAAAGTCTATTATAGTGATAATAAAGAAGATATTTTAAATAAAAAGAAAGAATATTATTTTTCTTTAAATGAAGAACAAAAAGAAATTAATAGGGAGTTAAGAAGAAAAAGAGATAAAGAAAGAAGAATAAATGATATTTTTTTTAAATTAAAAACTAATATGAGGTCTTTAATAGGTAACTCATTTTATAGAAATGGATATAAAAAAGAATCAAAAACTTTTGATATTATAGGCTGTTCTTTTGAAGATTTTAAAAATCATATAGAAAAACAATTTACCGAATGGATGTCTTGGGAAAATTATGGAAATCCTGTTGATGGATTAATAGAACCCAATAAAAACTGGGAAATAGACCATATTATGCCTTTATCGAGTGCTATAAATGAAGTTGATATATTAAAACTTAATCATTATACAAACTTACAACCACTTTGTATATATGAAAATAGATGGATTAAAAGAGATAATTAAAAAAGAGTGTTCCACGTGGAACACTCTTTTTATTAATAGATTTTAAGCTATTATTTGGATTTGAGTAATATCCTCATTATCCTTTATTTGTTGCTTAATGTATTTTATCAACTCTGTTTCGGCAGTTCCAGCCTTAAACAAACTCATAAGTCCGAAAGTTGATACAACTTTGTCCTCTTTGTTTTTAAACTTAACTACTTCAAGGGAATCCGCACCGATAAGGTATAACATATCAGCGACTTTTTTTAACCCTGCTTTATCAGCTTCTGTTGTATCAACTACATCTGTTTCGTTAGATGTTTTAACGATAAAACTCCAATCAATTTTGTTACCAACTTTCTTTGCCATGTGTGTAAATTTTAAGTGTGAATTATTAAAGTGTAAAGATATGTGTTTTTTATTTACTAAACAAATTTAATTTTCAGAATTAATTAAATATGCTGTTTCTTCGTCATTTAATTTGAAAGAGCCATCTACATAATTACTTTCTAAGGGTAAAGATATTTCATCTTCTGTTTCTTTAAAAATCTTAATAGCTTCTTCGATTGATTCTGCTTCAATCATAACTTGACCATAAACTTCCCAACTTACAGGAATTTTGAATATTTTTTTATTATCTGCCATAGTATATTTTTTTGTTGATGCAAATATAAGGTAAAAATAATTACTAAACAAATTTAATAATGAATTATTGAGTGATTTGGTAAAGTAAAACCAAAAACCTTTTCAAATATTTTTGAGGGGCTTACTACTGCTTTATTGTTTATAATTTTAGCAGTTACAATACCTGTATGTACAAAATTACCAAAAGGTGTATCAAATCGTAAAGAAACAAATATTTTTTTCATACTGCAAATATAAGTGTTTTTAAGTTACCAAACAAATTAACTTTGATACATTTCTATAATTCTATCGTCTTTTCTCAAAGTGTTCCAACTCAATTTGTCTTTATAAACAAGCACAGTTTCACCATCTTTAAGAGCATCCCTATAAAATAAATGTAGTCTGCCATCATTAGGCACAGCAAAACTACCATCTTTTAATTTGATAGGTACTACCATTTCATAAGTAGCAGGGTCATCTGTTCTTTTATCAGTATTACCGATAGTACGATTTAAGCGAACATAAGTTCTAAGAGGGCGCAAAGACATAGTGTGTTATTTAATGATGCAAATATAAGGGATATAAAGTTATTAAACAAATCTTTTTTTAATTATTTTTTTCACATAGAACATTTTTTAATAGGCAGCCTACTTCTGATTCCTTCACTTATTTTATAAAGCGTCTGTCTTAATTTGACATTACAAAGATAAGTATTTTCTTAAAAATAAACAAATTTATTTTTAAGAAAACATAGTGTAAAATCAACTTTCATTAATTAATATATACTAATATAGTATGACGCAAATATAATATATTTAAACTTACTAAACAAAAATAATCTTAAAAATGGCAAAAGAATTATCAGAAGAACAAAAACAAAAAAATCGTGAGAGAGTTAAAGAGTGGTATAAAAATAATAAAGAAAAGAAAAAAGAATATGATAAAAATAGAGTGGATTATCATAAAGATTATTACAAAGAAAATAAAGAAAAGATTAAAGAATATAATAAAGAAAATAAAGAAAAAGTTAAAATGTATTCTAAAAAGTATTATGAAAAGAAAGAAAATAATGAAAGAAAGAAAGAATATAATAAAGAATATAGAAAAACCAACATAGAATCTGTAAAAGATTATCAAAAAGTTTATCAAAAAATAAACAAAGAGCAAAACAATAAAAGAGCAAAAGAGCGTAAAGAAAATGACCCCTTATATAAATTAAGTTGTAATATAAGAAGTTTAATAACAAAATCTATTAATCGTAAAGGATATAAAAAAGAATCAAAAACTTTTAATATTTTAAATTGTTCTTTTGAAGATTTTAAACTACATTTAGAAAAACAATTTATTAATGATAAAGCATGGATGAACTGGAGTAATTATGGAAACCCTGTTGATGGATTAATAGAGCCTAATAAGACATGGGATATAGACCATATTATACCAATAGCAACTGCTACTAATGAAGAAGAATTATTAAAACTTAATCACTATACTAATTTACAACCCCTTTGTAGTTATCATAATAGATGGGTTAAAAAAAATAATAAAGAATAAAGTGTTCCACGTGGAACACTTTATTCAAACCGAATGTAGAAACATTCGGACTTTTACACTATAAGTTTAATGTTCTATATTGAACATAATTAATTTAATCTTGTATCAATTCTATCGCCATTATCTAAATAGATAAACCAATAGAAACCATTATCGTCAAAAAAATAACGAGGTTGTTCAACTTTCCATTCCTTTAACTTATCCTTTAATTCTTTACAAAGAATTTCGTGAGGGATAGTATTTTGCACTTCAACAGGTTTTTTTATTTGTTGATGATATGTGATATACATATTGTGTTATTTTGTTGATGCAAAGATAGTGCCTTTTGGCACTCCTTCTGCGAAGGTAAGGTATTATTGATTATCTACCAAATAAAATTTTGGGTCAATATAACAATAAGTATAAATATCTTTTTGAATATCAACTTTAATTTCTTTTTCTACTAAGATATAGTAGCCATAATCTACCATTTCTTTTGTATTTTCAGTATTAAGTATTTTATCTTCAATAGTTTTACTACTTAACACAAAAAGCAATTCACTAGGATTCCAACCACGAATATCTCCAGTCAAATGTTTAACCCCATCTAATTCTATCCCTACAAGTTCTAATTTACCTTTAAGGTAATATAATTTTACTTTGTGCATAGTGTGTATTTTTGTTGATGCAAAGATAAGGGAAAATAAGTTATTAAACAAATTTTATTCCATAAATAAATCTCTATTAGATTGAGTAAAATAATCGGATAAGTCTGCTATATATAGAAAATCATTAATTTTCGGGATATGTTCTGCTTGTCCTTCTTTTGTATAAAAATGTTTGAAGTATTGCTCAACCCATTCAATTATACCTTGCTTATTTACTCCAAAGTGTCCTTTTACATTAGGTTTTAAGTCATGTAAAATACATGAGCCAATAGACCTATATAAGTCAAGAATACTAAATGTATTGCCTGTATTACCTATTAAACAATACATTATATCAAAATTACCTGTTGGTGTAATTTGCATATCTTTTAATACTATGATAGTACCTCTATAAAAAATATCTGTATCGGGAAACTCTTTTAATAATTTCATACTGCAAATATAAGGGCTAAAAAGTTATTAAACAAATAAATATTTTTAAAATGAATTTGTTTAGTAAATAAAATGCCCTTATCTTTGTACAGTCAAGTTAGACGGGCGGCTTATCAAATAGCTGAAGGAATCAGAGGGAGGCTATTTATTATTTTTTATGTGTGTGTATCATTAGCCTCCTAAATCAGTAGACTAATTGATAAAAATGTTCCACGTGGAACATTATACTATACTTCTACAATGTGGTCCCAGACCTAATTCAATACTATTAGAGTCAGTCAAAGGTCTGTTGCATTTGATACATTTGCCTAAGTGATAAAACTTAGTTTTTGTGTTAATGTAATCAATAAACCCATTTTCAAGACAACTTAAAATATATACTATTGCAACTGCTGATGGTATATTATTTACTTGTCCTTTTTTTATTAGTTGTTTATTTGAGTACATACCTAAATAAAGAAAGTCCATATAACCTGTTTCAACGAAAATATGGGAGTACCATTTATTATTGAAAAAACTTCTATTAATTTTGTATGTATATTCTTTACCTGTTTTTAATGACTTAATTGTAAACATACCGCCTTTACCTGTGGTTTCTGTTTGTATTAATTCAAGAATAGTTGATGCTGTAATTTCGTGCTTAACCATAGTGTATATTTAAAGCACAAAGATAAGGAAAAGTTTTGATACAGACAAAACTTTTCCTTATTTTATTTTAAAAAGAGTGTTCCACGTGGAACACTCTTTTTTTTGTGATTAATTAGATTTAATAAAATTATCTACATAAGTAATACACTCCTTGAAGTTTTTTACTTTAACATAGTTTAAGTAATCTGCAAGTTGTTTCAACTTTTCCATAGGATTAGGCATTTTAGCAATTTTACCCAAAGAAGGTTGTAAAGCCATCATTACCTTTGTAACGGCTGTATATTCTGCTTTTTGGTGAAAGTTGAATCTACCTTGTTCGTCAAGAACAATAATTAAAGAACTAGGGTCGAAGTTGATTGAAAAAGTTTTTTCAGTTGTGCGAACTACTGGCACAAATGTAATTTCTTTCTCATACATATACACTAAACAAACTCTCTCGGAAGTGATGCCTGTTTTTTCCATCAACTGCTTTGCTTTTGTTTTTGCTTCTGCAACTGCCAAAATACCTGTCAATTCAAAAAACTCTCCAAACTTTATGGCTATATCTGAAATTGTGATTTGTGGATAAATTAACCCTTTAGTAGATAGGATGTCTTTTGCTGTTTCGTTGATAGTATCTTTCAACTTTTCGTCAAGTTTTACTACCTTTGCTTTTGGTGTTTCTGCAACTGCATCAACTTTTGGTGCATCAACTTTTGGTGCTGCTGCTTTAGCTGCTTCAATTACTTTCTCAATGTGAGATTTGCCGATTGTTTCTTTTGCATCTGAAATTGTTTTTTCTACTGCTTGAATAGTAGTATCAATTTTGATTTTTGCAATTTCTGTTTCAAGTAGCAAAGTGATTGCAGCCCTTTCGGAAATACCGATATTTTTTACAATATCTTCAACTTTTGTTTTAAGGTCGGGTGTGTAATCAACTATCAAAGTATTGATTTTAATTTTGTCGGAAATACCGACATTAGCGAAGGTTAGACCTTTTGTAGCTAAGATACTTTTTGCTTTAGCTAAATTGTTAGCTTTTAATTCTGCAACGTTTAATACTGACATAGTGTAAAATTTTTAACTGATTAATTAATTTGATAGTGCAAAGATAAGGTTTAATTTGATTCAACCAAATATTTTTTATAAAAACAAGGATATTCTATATTTTTATTTGTAACTTTTTTACTAAAATTATGAACTGAACGAATTAAATTACCATTGTAATATAAATACAAATCTTGTCTATAACTCATAGCTAAACAACGTTTCCAACCTTTAATAAGGTCTTCTTTTGTATTATACATTTCTCCCCAATCTTGATTACCTAATATAACAACAAATTTATATTTTACAAATTGATTGTTTAATATTTCTCTTGCGTTTTTGATACCATTATTAGTACCCCACATCTCATACCTCATAGTGTTTATATTTATATTAGAAAGATATTTTTTCTTGAACGTTTAACTCTTATAATATGTGTTAAAATACCCCTACCTATTATTGTTATTTTTTTCATACTGCAAAGATAAGGTTTAATTTAATACTACCAAATGTTTTTTAAGTATTTAATAAAAAAATATGGTCGGTTGCTGAATGAACTACACAAGCATAAGTTTGCTTCATATATCTAAATAAAACTACTTTTACGGCATAATCTGTAAATAAATCCCATTTAGTAAATAAACCATTTTTAATAATTGCTTTTTTTGTTTTTACCCCTGCACTACGAGTTTTGACATTTTCGTAATGTTTTAGTAAAGGTGTAGATGTTACGCAAGTTTGTATAAATTCAACTGAATACATAGTGTTTTATTTTACTGATGCAAAGATAAGGTTTAATTCAATACAAACAAATCTTTTTTTAATTATTTTAAAATTATTTTTATTTTTTTAATAAACAGACCACCTCTGATTTCTTCACACTTTTTATCGTGCGCCTATCTTATTTGATACTGCAAAGATAAGGGATTATATATTACTAAACAAATTTATTTTAAATAAAAAACAACGTTCCACGTGGAACGTTGTTTCAATTCATAATTGAATTAAAGAAAACCTTTTTTCAAAGAAAAACCTTTAATTCTGCTGCACCGCAGTTTTCTGGATCATAAAAGTGTCCGGCCGAACACAGGTTAAAATTGTTCGGGAGGTTGCATTTAAGCATCTAGCCCCCCGAACCATACATAATAGACTAAGTGCTAGAAAGAGCCAAAAACGGCGAAGGTATGCTACTTAGTCTATACCTTAAAGGCATTTGCATAGCCATTAAGGATTTTTTTCGGGCGTGTTCCAATAACTCGGAACGGCAAAGGAATAAAAGGGGGTACAGAAAACCTACGATATATTCATTGTGCAAATCCACAAACATATAAACGACTGCCAATAAAAGACTGCCAAATGGATTTGCAATTCGTGGTAAACCCTACACTTACTACTCATACTTTTCGGCTGCATAATCACTGCCTATTAGTAAGGTGGGAGACCGCACCCCAATTATTCCAAATTAGAAAGGATTAATACAGCGATACGCTTCAATTTGTTTCCTTTCCAATATTTTTATTCAAAGAACTTTTTTGTTTCAACAAAGATAAGTGTTTTAAACTTATCTACCAAATTAATTTTTGGAATATCCCGAAACAATTTGCAATCTGTAATTGTGATTAGTATAAACTTTTTTATCTAACCAAAACTTTTTACTTTTGTCATCCAAAGTAACAGGGTGAGTGTGTTCATGAATCAACACAATAAAAAGTTGTTCAGCTTCTTTTTCAACTTCTTTTTCTTTTTCGGTATCTTTTACGATAAAAGAATTAGTGTTAATTATGTTACTATCAACACTTTCAACTACACTAAAAATTTTTAAACTCATATACTTTTTTTTATTTGTTACACAAAGATAAGGTATTTAAACTTAATAAACAAATCTTTTTATCTAGGTAAAGGATATTTTCTTTTCTTAGGCAAATGTTTACCTACATACGGAATCGTACACTTTTTTCTTTTTTCCTTTTCAATTTCTACCTTATCTATTTGAGGCATACATTCAAAAGGATTAGATATAAAAATCAATTCTCTGACACTAAAACCTCTTTCTTTATACATAATGCAAAGATAATGTATTTAAACTTACTAAACAAATCTTTTTTAAAACTCTGCTGTTTTTATATGCACAGATTCAAATAATATACCTTTACTATAAGTTACATTAAGAATTTTACCAATATTTAACTTATCATAATTAGATTCTGAAACCCCAAAGCTACCTATTAAGTTATTAATCTTAATACTAATATCCCAAGAAGGTCCAATCCAAGTAGGTAAAGATGTTTTTGTTGCAGCATTATAAACATATATGTAATGTCCTGCTGTATATGATTTATCAACTATCGTGCCAACTCCAGACTGAATAGTTCCTAAACTATCAATCCCCCAAAGAATTAAACTGATAAAAATACCTAATACTATTAGTGTTAATATCCACATAAGTATAAGCATAAACCAACCCATAAAATCATTATCCATTGGTTTGTAATACATTTCTAAAAAGTCATTCATAATGTGTTTTTTACTGATGCAAAGATAAGGTATTTAAACTTAATAAACAAATCTTTTTTAAATTTCTTCTTCTGCTTCTGCACCTTCAAAACTTTTTGCTATGGCATAAATAGTTTCCATATCATTAAAGCATTTTAATTCTGTTTTATATTCTGCCATAACAACACCTTTTTCAAAATAAATAGGTGTCATTCGCATACCATATAAAACTGGACCAATTTTACCATTATTAAACTTAGCGGTATAAAGATTTTTTTCAATATCTAATTCCTTAATACGTTTTACTAACTTATCAATCTTTTTTTGTATCTTATGTAATTCTACTACTGCTTGTGCTGTATTCATACTGCAAATATAGGGTAAAAAAGTTATTAAACAAATAAATCTTTTTTTAAAATAAATTTGTTTGGTAATATATAAACCCTTATCTTTGTATCGTCAATTTAGACAGGCGGCTTATCAAATAGCTGGAGAAATCAGAAGTGGGCTACTTATTATTTTTTATATAGGTATGAAAAAAAGATGTTCCACGTGGAACATCTTTTTCAATTATTCTTTTATGGCAATTTTACCATTTCTTTTATCTGCTCTCTTGTTATTAAATAACGTGCATTTCTGTTTGTTATTGCTAACAATTTGCCATCTTGAACACTCAAAATAGTTAAAGTACGATTACCATGTTTGTACTTATGTCCTACATAATTTTGCAAAGGTGCTGTAACAGGAATCTGATTTGATATAGGGGCAAAACTTAACTTACTTGTATGTAAGATATTTTTGTCATACGATATATTGCCTAAAGAAGCAACTTTCAAACCATACTTTGTTGCAAGTTCATTTAAGGTATTTTCTAATTCTATTCTAAATTGCTTTACATTCAAAGCATCAAATTCTGTTATTTTCATACTTGTTATTTTTTGTTGTAGCAAAGATAAGGAATTAAATGTTATCCACCAAAACTAATTTATGCTTAAACTTAATTTTTTCGGGGTCTTTTTTGTCATACAAATATTGTGTATAACCAATTTTCTTTTCATTTGAGTAATACTCATGTAAAATATTAACTTTTTTATCAATAATAGTTTTAGCACTAACATTATCAAACTTAATTTCTAAAAATTCAATAACTTCGTCTTTTTTGTTAAAAACTGTTTTTGTTTCAAAACTTGTGATTGCTTTTGCCATATTTATTTATTTGTGATACAAAAATAAAGGAAAGTTTTGAATTAACCAAAACTTTCCTTAATTTATTTTTTATGTTCCACGTGGAACATTAATCATATCTACTTGTAGTAGTAATATTTTTGTAACCCAAGTCATTCAGATAATGAATTATTTTATAGTTCCAAGACGTATTGTAAGATAAGTTTTGCCCAAAGTGTGCTTGAATAGGATTACCACTTTTTTGCAACTTAGCAATATAGTTAGGGTCTATTAAAGAAATGTAATACTTTTCAACGTCTTGCTTAATCAAATTACTTTCTCTAATAATTTCGCCAACTTTTTTGTTTCTTTTATCCCATTGTAAGTGTGCAAAGCCACAACCACCACCTAAAAACAAATATGCTTTTTTATCTGTTTTATCAATGTCATTAGTGATAGCACCACCGATACGAAATTCAGCACCTAAAACAGAAATCAATTCTTGTGCCACTTCATTTGATGTCATATAAGCGAATAAGGGTGAAACCTTTGCTTTTTTATTAGCTGCTTTATTAGCTTTGCTAATTGTATTTTCTGCTGCTTTTACAACTTCATAAACTTTGCTACTTATTTTATAAGGGTCGGTAGTTAGGTTATCTAACATAGTTTGATACTTTTTAGGTAGTTCTTTATTAACCCCCCTATTAAAATCGTCAATAAGCATTGATGCTTCTGCCTTACTTAACCCTAATTTTCTAAGGTCTTTTTTGTAACAAGCGTATAACGCCCAAGTTTGATTTTTTGTTGCAGGTTCAAAAACTGTTAATCCTTTAGTCATAGTGTAAATATTTATAGTGCAAATATAAGGTCTTAAAAGTTACTAAACAAATATTTTTACAAAAATCTTTTTTTTTATTTTTTTTTATTTTTTTACACTTTGTATTGAATTAAGTTGTATATTTGTGGTGCCAAAGGGGGCAGGCGTACTATAAAATGTATGGAGAGATCAAAGGTAGGCTGGCATTTATTTTTTAAAAAAGTAAGGCTGCCTTTTAGGGCAGCCTACTTCTGATTCCTTCACTTATTTTATAAAGCGGCTGTCTTACATTGACTGCACAAAGATAAGGAAAAGTATTTACTAAACAAATTTATTTTGTTAAAAAAAATGTAAAAAAGAGTGTTCCACGTGGAACACTCTTTTTTTTAATATTGTTCCACGTGGAACAATATTAATCTTCTGAATCATCGGAATCATCGGAATCATCGGAATCATCTTCAATTTCTGAATCATCTTCAATTTCTGAAATAGGGTTAAGCATACCCATTTGTTTTAAACGCTTTTTTTCTTCTTTTAGTTCCCTACGTTCTTGATTTTGGTCACCTATAACCAAAAAGTTAAACGCTCTCAAATCATCCGAAGTGGCTAAATAAATACTTTCGCCAGCCCATTCGGGGTTCATTAAATGAAGTTTACTAAAATCTAATCCCTTTGTAAGTCCTTCACCCATTGAAAAGTCGGGTTTAACTTCAATAGGCACATTTTTTGTGATAGCTATGCTAGTATTATCCCAATCAATGTCATCAAAAAGATTATTTGCAGCCATTTTTGCTGCATTTCTTATGGCTGATGCACTTTCTTTAGGCAATTCTACTTCAAAGTTTTTAATAACATCGCTTTCGTTTTCTAAAACTTCAACTTCAAAATCTGTAAACATAATTAACTTTTTTTAGTGTGTAAATAAATATAGTGCAAAGATATAGTTTTATTTGAAACCAACAAATATTTTTTTATTTTTTTTTATTTTATTTCTATTAAAATATTTGCTGCTGCTTCTAGCAACCTTGTTGCTTCTTTTAATTTGGTTTGATTATCATTATTTAGAATGACTTGCTTACCATTTAATTTAAGGTTGAAACTGAATAGACTTGCCATTTTTCTAACCTTATTTACTTCTGTATTGAATAACTTTTTTGTCATAGTATTTTATTTAACTGATGCAAAGATATAGTTTTATTTGATACCAACAAATAAAAAAGCAAAATATTTATTTTTTAAAAAAGATTGTATTTTATTTGTTTAATAACTTAGAACCCCTTATCTTTGTAGTGCCAAAAGGGGCAGGCGGGTGACGAACCTGGAGGAATCAGAGGTAGGCTGGCATAATAGTCCACTAAATTAGTAGGATAAAATTATTTTTGTTTTCTAACTTTTTTCCCTATATTATTGCTTGACAAAAAATAAAACCAAAAATATCTAAAAAATAGGCAACTATTTTAATGGCTGTGCTTTGCCACAACTTTACTAGCAACTTTAAAAGTTACTGGAATACTATTTTATTGCCTAAATTTTTTGATACTAGCAAGAAAAAAAAATTTTTCTTAGGGTAATTATTTGTCAAAACTCTATGAAAAAAAAAATTTTTTTCGGGGCATACTATTAAAATTGTTTAAGAAAAAAAAATTTTTTCAAACCAAAAAAAATTTTTTTTTATAGTCCTGCAAAAAAATCTTCATCATCTTCATCATTACCAAACAAATTATCAAAGGTAGCCATTAAAAATCCTATAACTGCCACATAACTAAATAAGGCAATTTTAAGTGGTGTTTTATCTTTTTTAAATAACTTATTATAATACATTATTAAAGGTACTGCTAATACTATACCTATTGAATATATTATAATAAATTTTTCTGTTGAGTTCATATTTAATTATTTTTTATTTGTTAAGTCGGGTTCTTCATTAAATAACTTTGCTATTTTATTGAAAGGTACATAGTATTTAAACAACATACTAATAATTGATATTATCCATAATATACAACTTAACCAACTATAAAATATATATTTTAATTTAGCTTTTTCTTCACCGCATTTAACTGACATTGTATTACCTACAATTAGAAGAATATAACCTAAAACAACACCTATAAAATACCATATTAAAACTAGCATAATCATAATTCACTTATTTTCTGTTAAACAAAGATAAGGTATTTTAAGTTAAAAACCAAATATATTTAATAATAAATATAATCAACTTTTGTTCCTACTACCATATCAAAAAAATCTACACTATTATTTTCTACAATAGTCCCATTATCTTGTTTAATTTTAGTAGTATAGTGTATTACTCCTAATTCATCAATAATTAGGCTGTGTTCAATTATAACACCTTTAACGTGTTTTTCTTTAATCCCATCGCAACTTGTAGTTAATAGACAAATGATTAATAAAAATTTTAAAATATTCATTTTTTTTTTGTTATACAAATATACGATTAAATAAGTTAATATCCAAATAAAAATGCCCCTTTAAGGGGGCATTTTTTAATTTATTAAAGGAAATCTAAATCTTCTGCTTCTTCAAGTTTTTTAAGGTTAGCATCTGCAATCATTTTTTCTGCTGTTGATGTTGCTGTTACTACTGCTGCTCTTACACCAAAAATAATTTCTTTTGCTTCACCGCAGTATTTTCTTGTAGCACCACTTTCACGAGTAGCTTTGCTTTGTTGTAGTGAAACACTATGTGTATTATCAAACTTATCAACTTCACGTCTTGGGTTAATATCCACTTGAAGTTGAACATCGCCAGTTTGTTTGTGATAGAAATGGTCACCTGCCAAATCGTCAATACACACCCAACGTTTGCCTTTTAACACTTCTAAAGGAATGTAATCTTTACCATTTTTTGCGGTCATTACATCGCCTTTAAAGGCGTTTTCAAGGGTTGTTACACTACCTTCAAATACTTGTTGAAGGTTAATTTTTGCAGTTAATTTGCTGTTACTACTCATAATATGTACTTTTTTAGTGATGCAAAGATAGGGGAAAAAAAGTTATCTACCAAACTTATCTTGATATATTTCATATAAAAATATCATAGAATAAACTGAAACAGAATGTGGGTTTATTTGGTGGTGATTACATAACATTTCTGCTGTTTCAGTAGATAAATTAATAAACCATTCTATTTCAGTAGTTTTTGGATGCAATACTAATTCAAAATCTGAACCTGCCAAATCTGCTTTAATTTTTTCAAATTCTGCATCTGTCAAATCTAAAGGTCTTTTATTTGTTTCAACTCCCTTAAATAATAAATTGTAATGTTTCATACTGTGTATTTTTGTACTGCAAATATAAGGGATTAAAAGTTATTAAACAAAAAAAAGATGGATTAAAAATCCATCTTTTTTTAAATTATTGTTGTGGTGTACCCTTAAACAATTCAATTATATCTTTTACTGCATACCATTGGGGGGCGAATAAGTGTTCTATTCCATCGGCAATTGTACACATAGAAACAATTCCAAATAAAATAAATAAAATAAATGATATAATTATTTTTGGATTTATATTATAACTATTAAAAACTCCATAACCTGCTCTTAAATTATTAGGAACTTTATCAGAGTTTAATATTTTTTCTACTTTATTATATTGATAAATAAAAATCCATAAAAACAATAAAAAGAAAAAGGTCGGAACTAAATAAGCAATACCTTTACCAATTTGTAAATAAACCAAAGAAGTGAAAGTTGATTTAACAAAAGGTGTTGCTTTATCAATCGAGGACATGAAAGCATCGGCAATTTTAGCACTATACTTATCAACTAAGTGTTCTGTTTTATCTAAAACAGGGGTTGCTGAACTATCTTTTTTAAGATTAGAATCTTGTGCAAAGATACAAATGTTTGTAAAGACAAACATCAAAAACAGGAAAACGCATTTTTTCATTGTGTAATATTTAATTGTTATTTAATGATGCAAATATAAGGGATTAAAACTTAGCCACCAAATTATTTTTAATAATTTCTTTTATATCTTCGTAATGTGTAATAGTTTTATTAGGTCTCCAAGAACGTATATTACTAACATCAATTATATAATGATTAATATTTTTTTCCTTACATAATTCTATTTTTAATAAATCTAGTTCTTTTGTTCTTTTTAGTCTATCTTCGCCATAAATGGCTTGATAGTGTGTCGGCCCATGTATTTCTATTGCAATTTTTATTGAGGGTATAAAAATATCCAGTTCATAACCAAGTTCTGTTTTATTATTAAAATCAAAAATTAAATTAGGAAAATCAATTTGTAGATTATTTTCTAACCACATTTCAAACTTAGAACGATTAACTCCGAAAGTTTTATTTCTTGTGTAAAACTTTCCTATACAACTTCTACAACAAAAGAAATTACCACTTTTTGATTTTTTGATTTGATAACTATGTAATTGTAATTCATTAGAACATTCAGCACAATTTCTAATAATTTTATTATTTTCTAAACTTTGACATTTTTTAGAACAATAATGATTTTTTCTTAAAATATATTGTGATTTTTGTTTTAAAAAGTCTTTACCACATATACAAGTTAATTTAATACTTTTATTTTGAAAAACATCATAACATTTTCTACTACAAAAAAGATTTTTATTACTTTTTACAACTCTTAAAAATTGTTCAGATAAAGTACCACAAGTAGTACAAGGATATAATTCAGCCTTTTTATGACCTATACCCATACATTTTCTACTACAATAGAATAACCCATTTTTTGATTTTTCTATATAACTTTTAGTTTTTTCAACTTGACTATCACATATAGGACAATTTAATATACATTTTATTTTCATAAAGTATATATTAAATAAAAATAACCATTAATGGTTATTTTTTAATCGCAAGGGTGGTGTCCATATTTATGGAAATATTTTAAAGGTCTTTTTAATACTCCATTAACCCAAAACCCCCATTTTCTTTTTGGTTTAGAACAAAATAATAAAGTCCAACAAGTTTTACCTTTTGGTAAAATTACATTATGAATATGTGTTGCTTTTCTATACCTTATTGAACCTACTCTAAACTTATCAATCCCATCTTTTGAAACATCAATATAACCACCTTTTAAGCAAATTGTTAAAAAATCCCAAGCGTGGTCATGTTGATGTGAAATTGGTTCACTTCGTAACCATTTATGAATACGAATTGAAAAACCAAAAAATATAAATACATATCTATAAGCATACGGACATTCAGCCACTCCAAGCGGTTCATTCCATCTAAATTGAAAATTAGTTGTTTTTTGCTTAGGTGTATATTTTGTTACGGTCTCCATTTGTAAATATTTATTATTGCAGTTGGAACAGTTTTTCCCCTTTCCGAAAAAGTCATATCGGGTAACATCTTAATTTTGTGTGGCTTATTTATTAACCATTCACGAAACTTTACTTGCAAAGGTTCGTTATTAGTAAACCAATAAGGCGTAGTTAATGATATAATTTCACCACCAACTTTTAACAAATCATACATTTTCATTATATGTTCTAAATCTGTATTACCTTTAAATGGTGGGGCAGCAATTATTAAATCATATTTTCTTTGAATATCTAATTTAAGAAAATCGCCATGAATTGCTTTAGGAAAATCTTTTGATAAAATATCAAACTTATCTTTATTTAATTCAATACAATCAATAGTAAGACTATTTTTATCTGATTGCATAATTCTTTTATTAAAAAAATATTTAATATACTTTGTCAAAAATCCTGTGCCGGCAGATGGCTCTAAAACTAAATAATCCTGTAAAGGATTATATTCAACACTATTAAATGTTAATAAACTTTCAGCAACAAATTCAGTAGTATCTCTCATAATGTGTAATTTTTTAAAACAAAAAACCTCTATATTAGTTATTTTTCTATATTGCTCTTTACCAATCCCAATGGAGAGTTGGGCTGTAAAGTATATACTAAATATCTAACATAAAAGTTTTTATAAGTTAAAACTGGTCCGTTGTGAAGGACTCGAACCCCCGACCTCTATTATTGAATCTTTACAAATCTCTCTTAACTATTCAAACTTTTTGGTCTACTCAAATAGTGCTTCGAATCACTATCCTTTCCCTACTCAAATTCTTTTGCCATTCAATCATTATAAAGTTTGCGCATCAGAATAGCACTCTAACCAACTGAGCTACCAACGGATTTTTTTATTTATTCAAAGATAACACTTTTTAAGTTATTAACCAAATCTATTTTGAAAGAGTGTTCCACGTGGAACACTCTCTCTCAATAAACTTAGGCAACTTCTGCTACCTTTTTTAATTCAATCTTTTTGTTTTTATCAAACAAATCAATCAAACTATCTTTGCTTAACTTTGTAAAGTCAATATCTGCTTCACTTTCTTTTTCCACAAATGTAAACCCTGCATCAGTTAAAACTTTACGCATATCCACATAAGTATCCAAAGTGTTCATAGCATAGTCAGTATATTTGTTAGTAACAGAATTACCTGCAACCCTACCTTTACCACTTCTAAATTGAGCCAAGATAAACTTATTATCTCCGGCAACACCCAAAGTTTTTTCTTGCGAATCCATTACACAATCTACTGAAACCAATATATTGTTAGGATTAACCATATAGTTTCTTTGTAAGTTTGTAACATTTTCTTTTGCAACAAAGAACTTAAACTTGCTATTAATCGCACCGCTAAACAAATTTACCTTAAAGATAGAAGGTTTTACACCTTTTTTCGCATAAAATAATTCTGTTGCTTCTGGACTTGCACTTGTCATATCCCCACTAAAAACAATTGAGTTATCAGAGTTTTTATAAGAAGCATTCCACCCATATTGAGTACCATCAATATCAATTCTTTTCAAATCCAAATCTCTAGCACCATCTTCACCTCTCCAATAAATACCAACGATATTATCAGAATCACCAAAATCAAATGATGAACCAATCGGATAGTTACCGATAAAAGATTTTTCAGAAGTTGGTAAAGTTAAGTTAATACCTTGCGGTAATCTTACTTTACAAGCCTTTTCTTTCAAAGTAGAAACCAAATCTTCATATATGATACTATAAACTACTTTTAGATAGTCAGTATCAGTATATTTGAACTCTTGTCCTGTTTTGATAAAGATTTTTTGGTTACGAACCAAATAAACTTTATCACCCAATTCCTTCAATCTTATATTGATTGCTTGTAGCAAACCAATCTTTTTGAAGTTAGTAATCGTTTTTAAACGACCTTCCAATTGATAAACATTTTCCTTATTGCTAAGTAATGTTTCAAAAAATCCATCTGCCATAGGCTTATGAAACTTATTTGCCAAACGTCTAAGTTTGTTAATAAGTTTTCTATTCTTATGATTTTTCTTGAAAGCCAAGAAAATCGGTTTGAATCGGAAGAACACGCTGGAAAGTTTTTCTTCACCAAATGATTTTACTATTTTAGTAATATCAATGTGTTTTGCACCAATAGCCCTAATGACTTCTGGACTCTTAATTAATAAAGTAGAATCAGTATGTAAATACACTAAGTATCTTACCAATTCAGCAGCATCGGAAGGCAAAAGATTATATGTTTTGCATAAAATCATTTTAGCTTCTTTGTTCCTTACTTTATCAACATCAATCTTATGGTTTAACCAAGTAAGAATGTCCAAAAGATTTTTCATAGTATCTTCTTTTAGAGCGATACCACTAAATAACATACCTTCGCAACGAGAAATTACTTCTTGTGCAGTTATCGGAGTGATAACTTTAAAGTCTGTAAATTTAGGTATTTCTACTTCACCTTCTGGCAAATACACTTCACCTTCAAAATTAGTACCATACGTTGAAGCATAGTGCTTAATTTGGTCAAGGTATAATTCCCAACGACTTTTTACGATAACATCGTTCCAACTTTTGTAGAAGGTTGAATTTAGATTAACCTTTTGAGTGTTTAACCAATTCAAAACTTCACGATTACAAATGTCGGGGTGTACAATGTACCCTAGCTTTGTAGCTACTTTATTAACTTCACTGAAATTAATTTTTTCAGTTGATGGGATTGCCTTATTAAAAAGGGCGATAACTAAATGATTCATACTATGTGTTTTTTTCTGTGTTGCAAATATACAACTATTTGACTTAATAAACAAAAATATATTTTTTTTATTCTTGCTTTGCAAGTAATAAACAAATTAAAATTAAAAAAGAAAGACGAATAGTAAAATTTCCAATAATTAAAGAGGAACTATTTATGTCTTTCTTTTTGTTGTAGCGAATAGTAAATTTTTCCTAAATAAAAGTAGAGGAACTATTTGTGCCACAATAAGGTAAAAAGGCGAGGTGTAAGAACTGCTAAAAATTGTTTTTAAAAGGAACACCCTATGCCTTAAAGAGTTTAGTATTAAAATAAATTGCGAGTAGTATTTTTTGGCAGAGGACTTGCGCCCACTAAATTTTAAAAGGAACTACTTGTGCAAAAGATTAGCGAAACGTATTTTTTCATAAAAGTTGAGTTTTTTGAAGGAACGTTTTATGCTAACTATTTTCAATACTTTTATATGATAATTAAATTAAAAAGTTTATAATTTGTTATAAAGCGGTGAGTATGTTTTTTCTTTAATTTATGTTTTAAAGGAACTCAATATGCTTTAATAATCTTTAACAAATATACGAATAATTTTTTTAATTACCAAATTTATTTTTTTATGTCTTTTTCATTTTCTTTATTTTTGTTTTACAAATATACGAAATATTTTTTTAATAACCAAATCTTTTTTAAAGATTAATAAAACTATTATTTTCTATTCTTTCTTTAAACATTTTTGCTGCATCATTAGATTCAAAATACTTTGTTTTCCAAGTTCTATTAGAAAACCCAAAAGTAAGACTTGCTTTATTAATGATTTTATTATCCTTAATAAAAATACTATTTGGTATTTTTTCAATTGGTATAACAGAATTAGGAACATAATAATAAGGTCTAATAAATGTTTTTTTAGGTCTTTTTAATAACCAATCAACAAAAGAACGTTCTTCTGAAATATAAAAATTAGTATCTACATTTTCACTTGTAAAGTCTATACTAACTATTTGATTAACATTATATGATGTCATACTTTTTTATTTATACAAAGATAATACTTTTTAAGTTATTCACCAAACTTTGTTTGGTGAATCTTTAGTATTCACCAAATTAAAGTTCTTTGAATGTTTCTTGTTTTTCTTTTTTATCAAAGAAGTAGAAATCTACGAAATTGCGTAGTAATAAATAAATCGCATACAATAATCCAAAAGGGGGAATTAATAGTAAGATTTTCGCCCACATTGTTTTTATACCAACAGCATCTTTTATCATATATGCTGCAAATATACTACAAAAAACAATACAAAATGTAATAGTAAAAGAGAAAGGTGTCATAATCATTTATTTTTGTTTTACAAATATACGAGTAAATAAGTTATTATCCAAATTTAATTATAATCTTTTGAATCGGGAGTTGCACCTAATTCAATACATTTATCTAATAAGTTTTCCCCATTCAAAAGATTTTTAGTATCAAATTTATTAATCCAACTCATTAATTCAAATCTTTTATTTCTCAAATCTTCAATTGAATAATTATCCCACCATATACCATAACTTGAATCATCTATACTATGTAAATGACACTTCATAGTATATAAAAGAGGTGGTAGTTTTTTATTTAACTTTTTCTTTTCATTTTCTTTTTTTACCTTTAAATATTCATTTGCCGATTTATAATTAGGCATAATAAATATTGATAATGGATTAAAAGGTCTGTTATAAAGGTGTGCCGCAGTATCAATATCAACTTTTTTCAAAGTTGCTAAACTATCCCGATATATTATATCATTAGTAATATTAAACCCATCTACAAACCAAGTATTAAGATAATTACCTAATTCTTTTTTCTTTAAGTCATAAATAAAGTAATGGTCATAATATATTCTACCATCTGATAAAACTTCTTTTTTCCATTCTCTTTTTTTAGAGATATTATTAACTATCATAGTGCAAATATACGAGTATATAAGTTATTAAACAAATCTTTTTTTATAAAATTAAATTTGTTTAGTAACTTAAAAAGGTGTATCTTTGCTGTGTCAATATATAGACAGGCGCACTATTAAATGTGTGGAGAAATCAGAGGTAGGTTATTTATTAAAAAAATATATTAATATGTTTAAAGACCTTTCCGTAGAAACGGAAAGGTCTATCACACACTATGAAAATTTTAATTATAATTTTGTTCTATACAAAGATTGTACAATTCTTCTTTTTGTTGAATTACTTTTGCTTTTTCTTTTAATTCTTCTAAAGAAGTAGCCGAAAGTATTTCTTTATGACTAATTTGTTGTGAAGAATCTTTCAAATACGTTAGTAAATAAGGGTCTCCCTTTTCTGCTAATTCAATCATTTCTGTTTGTTCGGGAAATAACTTTTTTACTCCCTCTATTAAATTGTCTGTATATTTCATAAATCAAAGATACTAATAAAAAAGTTATTAAACAAATTATTTTTTTCTCCAAACTGTATCGCATACCCTTTCATCACATATCCAAGTATTTTGAACCTGTGTTGTAACCATTGGTTGATTATTTACAATCGTAGTTACAGGCACAACCGTTGTTTGGTAATGTCCAGATAAACAATCACACCCAATTCTATATTCTCTACCATCTGGAGTTTTACTCCAACACGAAACCAATAAAATTGGTAAAATAAAAAGTAATTTTTTCATACTGCAAATATAAGCTATTTTAAGTTATCTACAAAGAAAAATGATAAGTTTCAAACTTTTTATTCTTTTTAATTTGTTTAAAACTAAAAAGTTTTTCTGAATTAAGTATTGCGTTTATATCTTCCCAATAATCATCAGTAACATCTTTAATTTTGCCTTTCTTTTTAACTGAATATAGGTTAGCACCACCCCCATCTAAAGTATAAACTCTAAAAAAGAATACCATATCTCTTTTAAAAGATACTTTTTTATTTTCTTTTTTAATTCTCTTGAAAATACTTTCAAAAAAAAGTTGTTCATCATCATCCCATATACCATCCAAATTTACCGCAACTAATATTAATTCCTTATCATGTACTAATGTTTTTTCCATACTGCAAATATACATTAAATAATATTACTAAACAAATTAAATACCATAACGACTTAAAGTATTTCTATACGCCACCCCATCCCTTACATAAAATGTAGGTAAAAGTGGATTAATCGTATTGTTAAAATCGTCTATCTCCATCGGAGTAAAACTTACTCTTACAAATGTTCTTTGTGTTCCTTCTGCAATCGGAGGTCTCCTATGTATTACATAAGGGTCTAAACAATAAAGTGTATTAGGTTTTGCTAACTTAATTTTATCTTCTTGTCCTATGTTATCTTGAAAAAACAAATGTATATTATGCCTAAAAGGGTTAAAGTCGTTAGGTATTTTAGTTTTTGTATAACAAAACTCTGTTGGAAAACAATCCGCCCAAATATAATTTTGTTCGGGAATATGTGTAACATTCATACTAAATCCGTCAGCGTGCCATTCATCATCTTTAGATGAATTTACTATACCACTTCTAACAGTTAGATAACAAAAAGGTTGGCGAATATCATTTTGTAATTGATAATCGTAAGCATCATTGATAAGTTGTTCGCACCATCTTAAATTATCTGGAATTAAAAAATCTGTGAAAGGTTTTTTAATTAACATTCTAAGAACATACTGCCTTTCGGTAGGTGTTTCTAAAAAATGTTTTGAAACTAATTCTGCCTTATTTTTTTTACTAAATTGTTTTAAGTTTAGTATTTTTTCTGCTCTCTTACCTATTGTGTTCATTGTGTGTGTTATTTTGTTACTGCAAATATAAGGTAATTAAAGTTAATTACCAAAATTATTATTTGTAATTATAGAATAATTACCACAAATAGTTACATTATCTTTTTTACCACTACAACCACAACCCCCTAGAAAATTGATACAACCATTTGTATCTTTAGTAAAGTAATCAGTTTGATAGGTGTGTGAATCTTGTCTTATTGTATAATGATAAGACTTTTTAGTATTTTTTACTAAAAAAACAAACCCAAATGAAATTAGTATAATAAATACTAAGATACCTAATAAAACTTTAATTCTTTCCATGTGATTATTTATTTATGCAAATATACGAATAAAAAAGTTATTTACCAACTTTATAAGGTATTTTTAAAGCCCAATGATATAAACTTTTCCATGTACCTTTTTCATACCAAGTCACAAACACATTTTCAAAATATTCCCCCTCTTTATTATAGTAAAAATTTTCCCACTTAAATTCCCAAATAAAGGTTATTATATTACATATAGTAGCTACAAAAAACATAAATGTTGCCCATAAAAGTCGTAAAGAATATATAATTAAGTGTTTCATACTACAAATATACGAATAAAAAAGTTTATAACAAAATATTATTTGGATTTTTATAACTTCCCCAAGTCTTTTTACTTTGTAAAAAAGATTTTGCCTTTTCAATTAATTTATCCTTAAATTCACGCCCCATAGAATATTCATAATTTCTACGTTTATACTCCTCATAATCTCCATCGTGGTCTTCGCAACAATATCCACTACCTAATCCTACTACTTGATGATAAGGTGTTAAAGATACTAAACCGCTATTAAGTTGAAAAGAATTGAAAAGTTCAATAGTATTATTATTAAACAAATCTATATTTCTAGTAACAGGTTCTACATATTGTTTATAAATAAAATCTATACAATAGTTTTTATTTCTATTTAATAACAAATTAAGGTAAGGTAAAACTTGTTCTAATGACAAATCTTTTTTTGGCATAAATTCGTAAATATCCAAATAAATATTTCTCATAGGTTCGTCATTATACCATCTGTCATTGACTTTACTATAATAAGTATTGATATGTCTTGTTAAAGTACCATTACGATAATTTTTGAAAAGTGCTTTTAATTTAGCATCATTGATTTTTTTCTCAATATGCAAATGAATGATTATTAAAAGAATAGTATTTCTATCTTCTAATACTCTATGATAATCGCTTGTAATAAGTTTATGTGATAATACCATTATTAATTTTCTTTATGCAAATATAAGTGTTTTGTAATTACCAACCAAATCTTTTGAAAGAAATTTGCATTATCCTTATTTATTATTTTATCCTTAGTTACCAACTCATATTCGCCATTTACAATAACTAACATTTTAAGGTCTCTATCAAAATACCCCTTTGTGCCACAACATAAAACAGATGTTTCAGACTCAATCATAAATGAATTATCAGATAATATTTGAGTACATTTGCCTGTATAACCACCATAAGCAGTTTTGCCATGAGGGTGTCTATTTCTGTTTGAGTATGTTACTGTATCACCTACTTTCATAGTGCAAATATACGGATAAAAAAGTTATTCACCAAATAATTCCCAACCATCTTCCCACTTTTGATACTTTGTCCAAAATTCGTCAAATATACCACCATGAGTAAAGCCATCTTCTGTTTGAAAATCGCCATCTTTATTTATCATAAGATATTCGTCATTACTATAATAGTTATGAGCAACTTTCTTACCTTCTAACATTGCTTCGTATGCTTCTTGTTTAGTCATTGTGTGTATTATTTTGTTACTGCAAATATACGGATAAAAAAGTTATTAAACAAAAAAAACTCACTTTCTTTTTGAAAGTGAGTTTCTTTTAATTGTTACGAAATGCAATTTATTTTTATCTTATATCTTAATATTACTGTTATTAAATAGAATAGCCGGGACTTCTTATGTGCGGTCTTTCGTGATTAACCAATAAAGCGCATACTACCCGTTTTACGGGAGTGCCATACGGCACTATTATATTTAATTTTCTATTAGAAACACTATCATTTTTGTTTCGTGCCGGAGATTTAGATACATATAAATTTTTCTCGTTAAACCTTAATAAAGATTTTTCTTTTCTGTAAACTACATAACTTTTAATTTTGTATGTAGAATAACTTATTTCTTTTTCTGCAAGAATTTTATCAGTAAGTTCTTTTATTTTTTCAAAATCAACTGCTTGAACAAGTGTTTCAATACTCAAAGCAGTAGGCTTTTCTTTTTCCACCGCAATAACCACATTTTTACATTCAAGTATTCTGTGATTATGTAGATGGCTTACACAAGATGTAAGTGTTGCAGCCGAACCAATTATTATTAATATTTTTGAACTCATTGTTATTTATTTACGTTGTAGTGCCTTTTGGCACTCTCTCTTCGAGAGTAAAGATAATGCTTTTTAACTTACTAACCAAACTTATTTTTCAACCTTTCAAATTCTGCTCTTTCTTTATCTAAAACTTTTTGTTGCTTTTCTAATTCTTTTTTATGCAACTCTGCCTTATATTCAGCAACTTCTTCATCTGTAAGTTTCTCAATAAGATAACCTTCAAAGTTAATTTCCCCATGATCGCCATGTTCGTATATATGAACAAAATTACAACCTTTTTCTTTTGCTTCTTGAAGAACTTTGATAGCATCATCAATTTTACAAACAGGATAATTATAATTACCTTTTACTTCAATTATATCATTCCAATCTTGTTCATCATCTTCATCTGGAACATTGAAATAATTTTTAAGTGCTTGTCCTTCTTCGCCCCTAGATTCATCTAAAAGATTTTTTGTCCTAATATAAATATCTTGTTTTCCCATTTCTTTTTTTATTTATGTAAAGGTAAGTGTTTTTAAGTTACTAACCAAAAAATTTATCTTTTTCTTCGTTAAATTGTTCTTCTGTTATTTCAGAAAAGAAACAATCCCCTATTCTTTTTTTCAAAAGCCAATAGTTAGCAATAATGTCTAAAAAAGTTGTTTGTAAATCAGTAGGGTTTCTTTGTCCTACATAATCAAACTCATTTTTTTCTTCTTTATAAACAATATCTGGAAATCTATCAAAAGGGCTTAAAGATAATCTACCTTTGTTGATTTTTTTATCCCCCATAAAAATAAAATTCAAAATAAAAACATTTTTGTCTTGAACTTTTTGTCTTGAAGGTATAAACTTAACAAAGTAATCATATCCACCCGAATATTCATAATGAAGATACTTAACCTTATCTAAAATAGGTAAATCTCTTTCAGTCTTAATATCCTCGTAAATTACTTTTTTTGATACAAATTCTACTATCATAATATGTTTATTTTGTAGTGCAAATATAAGCTATTTTGATTTACTAACCAAAACTTTTATTAAAGAATCTTGTTTTTTATCTTGATAATACATTTTACCAGCAATTTTTCCATCTTTATATCCAGAATCATTACCATTTAAGTAACCTATTATATAACCAATAAAAAAACTAATAAATACTGCTGTCCATCTTATTAATTCTTTCTTATCCATCATACTGCAAATATAAGTAATTAAAAGTTATTAAACAAAAAAATCCCTCATTAAGAGGGATTTTTTATTAATATTACCAATCAGAACCACCACTTGAACCGCTATCACTTGAACCACTATCATAGCTACTAGAACTGCTATCACTTGAACCCCAATCAGAACCACCACTTGAACCACTATCACTTGAACCCCAACTTGAACCACTACTATAATTATCTGAACTATTATCAATTATAATAGTGCTACCATAGCCACCGCCATAACCACTTCTATAACCACCTCCCCTTACAACGGTTGTATGTGAAGAACTGCGAGAATAACTATTTCTTTTTCTTCTTTCTTCTGCCAATTGTTCTTCAACTTTTCTTCTTTCTTCTCTATCGTATTCTGCTTTTTCAGTATCTAGTAAATTAAATACAGAATCATTTTTTAATTCTCTAAAAATACTATTTAATACACGATAAGAAGAATTTGTATAAGAAATTGTAATTACTTCAAATCTATGTTTGTAGTTGCTTATTGCAGCACGAACAGCATTTTTTGTAGAAAGAGAACACCATTTTTCAGAAGTCATATTATCTTTTAGGTCTAACAAAAGATAAAAATTATTTCTTATTGTATTAATAAAAGATGTTTTTTCTTTACCATCTTCTAATTTTTCAGCCAACACATCAACAGCGTTCTTTTTGAAATACTTTACACAATTTTCTAAAGTATCAACTGCTTTTTGTAATGCTGCAAAGTTAGTCTTATCAATAACTACATTGTTAATTTCTTTCTTATAAAAATCAACATTTTCTTCAAACTTAACAACTGCATCACTATCTAAAAACTCTCCTTTAACACTACTAATATGCCATAAGTTAGCAGACCTTATTTGTTCGTCAATTTTATTAATATAGTCTTGATTCTTTTTACTACAATTATTTGAATAAGTATTATTATTACTTACAAATAATTCTACATCATTTTCAATACTTTTCATATCAATTTTATCAAAATAATTGTATTGTGGTTCTGTGTAGTTTCTATCTTTACCTATATTAAGTAAATTAAAATAATCAATATGCTTTTGTATAGATAATAATAAATCACTTACTTTATATCCTGCTTTAGTAGGTGGTAATACATTATCATTTGGTAAACATCTATTCAATTTTTGAATATACTTATTAAGTAATTCTATTCTACCTTCAATTATTTTTTTATAGTTAGCAATTTTTTCTGCTTGTTTTTCTTTATAAGAGTTATACATAAAATAACCCCAAGTACATATAATCAATATCAATAAAGTATATAAAATAGGATGCCCACTACTTTCTTTTTCAGTTGTTCCACGTGGAACATTTGCTTGTGGGGTAGAATTAAGTGTATTATAAGATATAATATTATCTGCTAAAAAATTAATTGCTGCTTTTACACCCCCATCAAAATCTCCTTGCTTAAAATAAGGGTTCATTTGTTTAGCTGCATCGGTGGCAATATCATTAGTAATTATATTAGATAAATTTTTACCAATAACAATTCTTGATTTTCTATCTCCAAGTGAAAACAATATTAATATACCGTTTTTATTAACGCTACCAATACGCCAAAAATCACTTAAATTTCTTGCATAATCATCAATAGGAATGCCATCTGGAATTTTTGAAATACTAACTACTACAATATCTGCACCACTTCTTTTATTAGCATCTGTAATAAAAGTACTTAAATCCGAAGAACTTTTAATGACATTTGAAAAGTCATTTACGGCTGTGTTGTTAGATTGTGGCAAATCGTAACAATACCCAACAAAGAATAGGAATAAACCTACTAAACTAAGAACCAATTTTTTCATTTGTGTAATTTTTAATTGTTAATTGATAGTGCAAATATACAGGTATTAAAGTTATTAAACAAATTATTTTACATAATTATCATTAAATACTTTGTTTAAATCGTCTAAAGATTTTTTCTCTCTATATTCTATAATTTGTCTATCTTTATACTTTCTTAATTGGTCTTCACAATCACTTACTAATTCTTCGTAAGATTTTTTACCTAATTCTTTATTATTTTTATAATCATAATAAAGATTAATTGGATTTGCTCTAAAATTTTCAACATATCCAAGTTTTGAGCAAGTTATATGAAAGGGTATTATTAAACTAAGAAAAGAATCATTATCACTAAATAATAATTGATATTTTATAACAGTACAATATTGAGGATAATATTCGTTTTGAATTATCTTATATATTGGTGTTTTTTTACCAACATATTTTTTGGGTATTTTTTTATACTTTATACCTAAGTTAAAAAACTTGAAAATACAACTTACACAACCACAAACAAAAACATAAAGTATAAAATAAAGTAGATACATATTTAATTATTTTTATACTACAAATATACAGGTATTAAAGTTATTAAACAAATCTTTTTTCTAAAAATATATTTGGTGGGTAAGTATAAAAGGTGTATCTTTATACTGTCAATTTAAGACGGGCGGCTTATTAAATAGCTGGAGGAATCAGAGGTAGGTTGTCTAAAAGACAACCATTCCCAAAGGGAATAGGTTATTTATTAAAAAATATAAAGGTATTAAAAAAACATTATCCCCTCCGAAGAGGGGATAATGTTTTCTACTAAAGGGGATTTTCTTTTAAGAAGTTATATAAATCTATTCGAGTGCTTAAAATTAATAACAATCTACTAATATCTTCTGAATATGCCTTATGATTATCATTTTTATCGTTAAATATTTCTTTAAATAACAATCTAGCTTTTTCTTCTGTGTAAGCCCCATTTATTTTTCTAGCATATTCATAAACTCTTTTTTTAGTTTCTTCTTTATGCTTTTCTTCTTTTATTACTTCCCAAACTAGCCATGTAATCATAGGAACAATAATTGCTGCTGCTGTAAATAAACCACGATATAACACATCCATATAAAAAAATTATTTTATTTCAACCCAATCTTGATTTGTTTCAAGGGGTTCGATATGATTTTTTATGTCTTGTAGAACTTCTGAAATATCAGATTGAAAATTACGTTCAAGTTGTTCGTTAAACCAATTCATATTAATTTTACCAAAATGTTTTAATTTTGGTTCAACTAAAATTAAATCGTCTGTATTATGATTGTAAATACATTTGATATATTGATTATCAATACAAAAAACATAAAATTCTTCTGCATCTTCTTTATCATAATCGTATCTACCAATGAATATTTTAGAAAAAATATCATCTTCATACGAATTTAAAAATTCACATAAATACCAAACAGCGATATAAACATCTTCTTTAATTTCAGCAATTTGTTCTTCAACATTTAATACATAAGTTTCGCCACGAGGAACATATACTCCACCTGCGATAACTTTAGTAAGTTTATCTAAGTTATTTTCTCTTAGATACTTAATTATAAAGTCTGCTACTATTTGATGTGCCTTGTTCATACTGCAAATATAAGGGAAATAAAGTTACTAACCTAATCTATTTGATTAATTGCTTTTGTTAATTCTTTACTAAAATCATCACTTACAGCATAATTTAAGCCAACGTGCCAATTAATTATACTCATAACACCTTCTTGTGTCATTTTGTCTTGAATAGCATCCACAACGTCATTGATTTGTGGTTTGCCATCAAAAGTAACTACGAATGTATTTTTATCTTCTGAAACGAAACTAATTGCTAATGCCATAAAAAATTAATCATTTATTGTGTAATTGATAGCATTTCCATCACTATCAGTAATTGCAAAAATACTATCCCCTTCTTTTGGTACTCTATCGTCAGCATCCAAATATAATCTACCCGAAGAACTATTATCGGTTAATAACTCATAAGTTGACCTTTTATTTTCGGGGTTAAAATCAACTTGTTCAATAAAAACTACTTTCCCTTTAATTGTCATAATATGTTTTTTTATTTATACAAAGTTAAGGGTTTTATAGTTAATAACCAAATTAAAAAGTGTTCCACGTGGAACACTTTTTATTGTATAAATTACCAACCTTCCATCGGAAATTCCAAATAAACTTGTGCATTTACTCTAATTTCGTTAGTTACTTTTTTTACTCTATCGCTATTTCTTGAAACTCTACCAAACCAACGCCAACCATTAGAAATACATTTTGTACCACTATGAAAACTTTGCCAATCAAAATAAACTAAAGTTCTATCTTTTGCAGCAACTTCTTTCAATTCTCCTTTTTTAATTAAAGAAACTACTTCTTCATGCCATCTTCTATAAATTAATTCCCCCTCTGGGATTTGTGGCATTACACATTCACCTACTGCAAAATTAGTCGGACAAACATCTGCATTTACTAAACCTAAAATATGTTCAGATAAATAACGAGGATTATCATAGTCGGGTTGTCCTGCTGTGATAAAATGTTGTCCTGCTGGAATATCTGCTCTAGGAACATCGTCATGATGAAATCCGGGGATTGCTGGATACCATCCCGGCATAAGCATGTGTACCCTACTATCAAAAGCGAGGGGTTGATTTTTCCAATCTTCTGGCAAACTACTTAAAAAAGATTTTGTAATTTCGCCACCTTTTTCCATTGCAAAATTAAAATCAGAATTAAAAAACATTGGTTCGTTTTTAATTGCTTCATTTGAAATCTCATTTGCAAATGTACCTACTTCTTTGAATGTAGATAAAAACTTTTTTTCTGTTGATGCACCCATAGTGTGTATGTTTTATTTATACTGCAAATATAAGGGAAAATTATTTACCATCCAAAAAATTATTTAGTTTTGGTATAAAATATATTGCCTTCATACTATATTTAGTAATATACCATATAAATAACACAATATAAGTAATAGGGTGAGTATATAACCAAAAATTATTTTTAATAATTTTTTCTGTTTCTATTTTTGGATTATTTACCAAATTATAACCCATTACTATAATATAGAAAAACATCATTGTTTGTATAAATCTACCAAGTGAATAAGTAAATAAATGGCTTAATATTTCACTAATAGTGAATATATGTGGCTCTCCTATATGTAGTAAGAAATAATTGAATTTATAATCTATAATACTATATTGAATAATATAATATGAAAAAAATAGATTCAACGCAATAGCAATAATATTCCAAATTAAAATACTTCTTTTCATAATTTTTTATTTATACTGCAAATATAAGGGATAAAAAGTTATTAAGCAAATATTAACCAAAGAAATAATCCTATTATTATTAATATTATTATCACTATACCTACATTCTCTCCGTAATCTTCTTCTTGATTAAGATTATCTAATTTTGTTTTTAAGCCTTGTTCTGAATTATCACTTATTGTATCATATACATTTGTATTCTCATTAAATATTGTATAATAATAAAAATTATTATGAAAATAAATATGACTAGGTGAGTAGCTTCTAAAACTTCTGTAAGGTCTTGACCTTGATGTGGAATGTTCACTCATACTTGAATGGCTTGAATGTTCACTCATACTAGAATGTTCACCCATACTAGAATGACTACTACTAGAATGGCTACCACCAAATGAACTATGACTACTTGATGAATGACTACCACCAAATGAACTATGACTACTTGATGAATGACCACAAGAACTATGACCGCCACCACCTCTGGCAAATAGGGATAAATTAACTATGATAAGTGTTAAGAATAATACTAATTTTTTCATTTTATTTATTTTTTGTTGATGCAAATATAAGGGGTTTGTATTTAATAATCAAATTACTATTAATAATTCTTTTTCTTCTGCTTCATCTAAAAATTGTTTTACAATTTTTATTGCATTTTTAACCATAGAAACCTCATTAGGATTAACTAACATTTCTTCGGGTTTAAGATAACCACCATCAAATAAATCATAATAAGGTTCACTTGATGTATTAACTACTTTATTATTAAATTCCATACTGCAAATATATTGTATTAAAAGTTATCTACAAAATAAACTTAATATAGAAAATAATATTCCTAATAATATTATTATTCCTACAATTTTTAGGAATGGAAACATTATTTTTTCAAGAAATCTTTTTGCTAATTCTTGTCTTACTGTTAGTACAGGTACTTCTTCATACTCAATATATTCATCATGAGTATTATTAGTTGTATTAGGTTCGCAACTAAAAAAAATATCCCTTTGTATATTATGTGTATAAATCATTTTCATAATGCAAATATAAGGGATTAAAAGTTATTAACCAAATAAAAAAGATTTGTTTATTAAATATAAATCCCTTATCTTTGTATCGTCAAGTTAGACAGGCGGCTTATTAAATAGCTGGAGGAATCAGAGGTAGGTTGTTTATTAAAAAAAATAGTATAAACAAAAAAATCCCCTAAAGGGATTTTTTCTTATGTAGTATAAAGGAATCGAACCCCTGCAAAAAGCTCTACCACTAAGCTAATACCACGTTTTAATATGAATAAGGTGTGCCATTACCACAATAGCAATAATAACCACAATCACATTTTTTTGTTTTTCGTTCTTCTACATTTTTAGTAAATTTTTTCAAACGATTTTTCTTTCTCTTAAACATTCGTTTAAGACCTTCCATCTTATATTCTAATTCTACTTTTTTATCCTTTGCCATAATTAAATATCATCAACTTTAATTGATATACTACCAAATCTTTCTCTAACCATTTTAATAGCCATTTGAAGTTTAGGAGAATCTTTTATTTTAAGTGTATGAAACCCCTTTAAATACTCATAAGGTATGTTATTATTATCCAAATCTTTAATAAAAGATGCTTTTGCTTTTGCTACAATAATTATTTTCTTATAATTCATACTGCAAATATAAGGGATTGAAACTTAATAAACAAATTTTGTTTTATAACTTTTTTTCTTATATTCTTGCATCAACAAAAAAAAGATAAGTAAAATTAATTACTTACCTTAAAAGAGGTCATAAGCCCGAACAAAAAAAACTATACTATATCTAGTGGATGAGGAAAGAATTGAACTTTCGACCTTCAAATTATGAGTTTGCTACTCTACCAACTGAGTTACACATCCAAAAAAAAAAATTTTTTCAACTAAAAAAATTTTTTTAGTATTAATTTATAAAATTAAATATATTATATTTACTGTTTTTAATTAGATTAATTTCATTCTTTTTAAGAATTAAAAGTTTGTTACTAAATGAAGCCCATTTGATTAAATCTCTTGGTCTTTCATACCCTTTAATTTCTAAATAAAAATTATATTCAGGTAGATAAAAATCAGGATAATAATTTCTTATTTTATTTTCATAAAAATAAGTAAAATTATCATTAATTATATTAGTCCATTTGATATTATTAATATTTAAGTAATTAGCAACTATTAGTTCCCATGAACCATTTACTTTGGTATCATTACCAAAAGAATCTTTTATCTCTTTTAATTTTGTCCTACCACAAACATTGTTGCTTGAATAACTTTTAGGATTTTTTCTAACAACCTCAAGCATTATTTCAGAATGTTTTTTCTTTTGTTCTTCACTCCATTTAGGTCTTTTAGAACTTTTCATTTTTTGTTTTGTTTCTTCTGAAACTTTAGGTTTTTCTAAACCTAATTTTTTAGCTTTTAAAAATTGATTAGTTCCTTCTTTTTCCCCACTCTTTAATTTTTCGTTATGTTCCTTAAAATTAGAAGTTACAACAATTCTATTATCATTTTCAGAACATCTGATTTCATGTTGGGCTAATGAGTTTTTATTCTTACATTCTTTATCACAAAATTTACAATTTAACATATAAGTTTTTATTCCTATATATTAAATTGTATCTAATTGCTCTAAGCGATTTTTTAGTAGTGCGGACGAGGCTCGAACTCGCACGGGGACTTCTCCCCACCACCTTGAAAGGGTGGCGACCTAACCAATTAGTCGACCGCACCATGTATGGTTATTAAATTGTATATATAAAAAATTAGCGTGTCCTTAGTTAAGAACTTATTGGAACACCATTTGCGATAGTGTGACAACTGTGCGAATGGGATTCGAACCCATGAAGGAGTTACCCTAACCACCCTTTCGGGGCGGCTACATAAACCACTCGTACACCGCACACAATATGCTCTAATTCAAGAACACGCTAAAAGAATATGTAGTTGATAGGTTCTCTATAAAATCACTCTCGATTAGATAGATACTATCGCCTTTATCATAATTTCATTTTACAACCACTTTTGGACTCGAACCAACGACCTCCCCCTCTATGGGGGCGTTCTACCAACTGAACTACGTAGCCCCATGAAATAATGATAATGTTCTTTAGGGTAGCAATTCCATTCGCTAAACTAAACTACATATTTGTCTTGCAAGACAACCCACTCCGATAGCTAGTCATTGTGGATATATTAAATTGTTAAAAAGCGGTTCGCATTTGCCGGTGGATACAGCACTTTAAAACAAGTCAATTAATGGAAAAGAACAAATATTAGATAAATAGAAATAAATCTAATATCTGTTCTTGATTAGTTAAGAATACCGAAAAATCAGTTTTCAAAACTTTCTTTAAGGAAAATAAAAGGGATTAGAATAAATCTAATGGCTATTACTTTCGTAAAGAAAAACAACGCTACATTAAGCAGCTTCTACTGCCTATCAAATTACACCCTGTGAGTAATAAGATTATTTCGTGACAATGGCTATTTTCTTTCTACCATTCACCAATGGTAAATTGAACCACGATTAATTTTAGTAGTTGTTCAATTTTACACTTTTTGTAACATTCCTAAAAAAGAATGAAATTTAAAGACAAAGTGTACTTGCCTCATTTGTTTTAACAAAGATAGTGCTTTTTAGCACTCTTTCGTGGAACGAAAGTACGAATATTTTTGTTAATAAACAAATAATTTTTTTGGTAGTAGATGAAAGATTCGAACTTTCGTCATAAGATGAACGTCTTATGGTTCTCGTATTAACATACTTAAATATTAACACTTCCACTAAACTAATCTACCATTTTTATTTATACAAATATACTAAAAAATTATTTAATAACCAAATCTTTTTTTGAGTAAGACTTACCAAAACATTTTTTATTACAGTATTTGTTTTGTATTTTACACTTTTTACCACAATATAAACAATGATTTACTTTTTCTTCAAAAGTTTTTTCATCATATAATGAAGTAAAATCTTTTCCATACTTAGAAATAACATAATCTAAATATACATCAACATCTTTTTTATAAAGCATTTTTAACTTAAAAGGAAAATGTGATATTTTAGAATCAACTATTTCAGTATGAAATCCTTTTATTTCATAATAAACATTATCAATAATAAAGTCAGGATAGTATGTATGTTTTTCTCCTTCATGAAAATATTCAAATCCTTCTTTATTTCTTTCAAATGGAATATTATTTTCCAGATGGTAAATAATAAATGCTAATTCCCAACTTGAATCACAATAATGTCCTTTATACCATCCTGTTTTAAACTTTCCATTAAAAGGATTTTTTGTTTTAGGATTATCAGAATTACTATATTCTGATATTTTTTTTGAAATTTTATCTTTAGTTTCTTGTGATAACTTTCTTGCTCTTGCACACTTATCTGAACAATATTTTTTTGAATCACGGTCATACAATTCCTTATATGTTCCATATAACTCAAATTCATTTTTACATCGAGGACATTCTTTTTTCAAAGAAAATCTTTCTACAAGTTGTTTTCCTGTAAACAAATCTTTATACATTTGTTTTCTATCTTCAAATGAAGGATTACTTTTACAAGTAGCAACATGTTGAGCAAAATAAATATGTTTTTCAACAATAATACTTTCATTACACCATTTACAAACTTTTTCCATTTTTAACACATAATTTTATTTATATATTAAAAATCTTATAGTCCGTTTTAAAATTGAACCTACTATAATATAATATTTTTTATCATTCAAAGAACTATCTACTTTTTCAAGTATTGGTAGTGAGTGCTGGATTCGAACCAACATTAATTTCTGAAAGGAAATTAGTCCTAATAAAAATGTAATTAAACATCTTCATTTTTCCGTTAGACGAACTCACCATTTGTAACGACTTATTTATACAAATATACGAAAAAATATTTTAATAAACAAATTTAATTTAAAAATCTAAGCGTATATATCTGTTTTCAGCAGTGACCCTTCATATCTGAAAGAGCAGTCTTATATACTTTTGTATTAGGTTCTACATATTTAGACTTAAAAATTGTAGGTTATGCTGTATTCGCAACAGCACCGTTACCTTTGTAACAATCCTTAATCCGAGTTGTAAGTTTAGCAAAAAACCTTAATAAACAAACTTCATTTGACACGACAACTTCCTTTTAGCATACACAACCTTCGTAATCGGTATATACTTCAAAATATAAATGTCAAAGCCTATTTGTTAATCACTAATTCTTATTGCAGCATCTACGATTATACCAATAGAGAGTTAGCACAACTTAGATTATTTCTTTGGAAATGAATAACCTATATAAAGAACTTTTTTTGTTTTAACAAAGATAGTGCTTTTTGGCACTCTTTCGTTTCACAAAAGTAAGGAATTTTTTTCAATTTTCCAAATCTTTTTTTTTTCTCGCTACCAAGACAGGACTCGAACCTGTACAACCTCCGCCCTTTTGTTGCTAAGGGGTTAATAATAATTGCTATACATACATTATAGGTCATTACTAACAATTTAATGGGTTTGATTCGTGAATACTCTATTAAAGTATTCGTGAGCAACTTTATTAAGTGTTTAACTTAATACAATCATTAGAATCTCGCCCATCGTGTCTACCAGTTCCACCACAAGGTAATATTAAAGAACTCTTTTTATTTATACTTGCTTCGCAAGAGTGTCATAAGACACTACAAATATACGAAAAAATATTTTAATAAACAAATTTATTTTTTTGTCGGGAAGGAAGGATTCGAACCTCCGAAGATGCAAGTAAAACTCCCTACAACGCAACTTATCAGTTTCAGCCCATGAATAGAAATTTCATTTTTAGGGTTCACACTAACACATTCAGCCACTCTGTCACCTCCCGCTTTTTATTTATATGTCAAAGATACGAAAAAGTTTTTTAATTACCAAATTTATTTAAAGTAATCTGTATTAAAAACTAAATTATAGATATTTTTTTCACTCCAAAAGTTAAACCCTTTTTTAATGAATTGTTTAATTTTAAACATAACTATTATTTTTTATATTACAAATATACGATTAAAAAAGTTAATAACCAAATTTATTTTTTTTAAATAAATCCTAATTCAGATGCAACTACTTCGCCAATATCACAAAGGTCACAACCTTTCATAACATCTTCACCATTTTCATCTACTTCATAGAACTTAGATACTTTTGCTACTAATTCATCATATTTATTTGCCTTTGCTGTTAATTCAGCAATTAAATCATTTGCTTCATTTGAAGTTTCATCAACTTTTAGTTTAGCAAAAGCAATTAAATCTTTAGGTTGTATTACACAATAACAAACTTCTTCATCATTGTCACCCATAGTATGAATATCAGAACCATGTTTAAATAAAAATTCATTTGCTGTCATAATTTCTTTTTACAAATATACGAATATTATTTTTAATAACCAAATTTATTTAATGGTAATAAAAAAATCAAATTTATTTATTCTTTTATTATATTCTTCAATCATAGATATATTCATCTCTAAAACACATTTTTTGTAAAAATCAATAACTTCTAAAGCATTAAAATAATAAAAACCCGAAGTTATAGCATTTTTATATGGTTGTGTTATTTTCTTAACTTTTTTCTTACTAAGATTTTTATATTTACCTAAATCGAAAAACCCAATAATTTCATTCCCTATCCCATAATCATAACCTGTGGTATGGATAATAAATCCATCTTTTTTAGGTTTTATTTTACCATTATAGCTAATTTCAATTTTTTGATTATCTTTTAAAAATTCTTCTGCTACCATGATTTATTTTTTACAAATATACGAATATTATTTTTAATAACCAAATTTATTTAATCTTCATTAAAAAAAAGATAACAAATCAAAACCCCAAATATTCCAAGTAATCCACCTAAACAAGCCCCTATTATTGGGGTATTATAACCTTTTTGTTCTAAAACTTTATATCCCCAAATGCCACATAAAATGGCTACTGCTAATGCTAACATAAACTTTTTTATTTTTTTATTCTAATTAAACAAAGCATAAGGGCAAACCATCCAATTCCTAATGCACCACAAATATCTTGATAGAAGTTTTGTACAAATGGTATTAATAATACTCCAAAAAATAATACTAAAACACCATACACTAACCAACGTTCTAAATTTGTCATATACTTTATTTTTATCAAAGATAAGGTAATTAAAGTTAATTACCAAATCTTTTTTGTGTCGGTAGTCGGAGTTGAACCGACAAAGGCATTTCTGCCCGAAAGATTTTAAGTCTTTTGTGTTTATCCAGTTTCACCATACCGACTTTTTATTTATAATGTAAATATACGAAAAAGTTTTTTAATAAAAAAATATACTTTCATTTCTAAGTGAAATATTTATTTATGGGTGGTAGTTCAGTCCATAAAAGATTACAGATAACAATTACGCTTTTTACGGCTATCCTACACGCTATCTCGGAGTAATCTTGTCAATATCCTATTAAAAGCATTTTAGTTCTTAGCAACTAAATATCATTTTTCAACGACTACTTGCTTCGCAAGAGTCTATGAAATAGACTACATCTTTTTTTCGGAGTATATTTTTATATTACAAATATACGGAAAATATTTTAATTTTCCAAAATTTATTTTAATTCGTAAGGCACATACACAATTTTAATCCCCAATTCCATTGCTTCTGCAATTTCAGTTTGAACACCAATAGAATCCAAATAACCTTCCAACATCAAAACGTGCATTTCGTCACAACTTCTTACTTGTCCTTTATTGAACTTAATCCAAGTAGCAGTATCAGTAGGTAATTGATTGTGTTCAGCAATAGCCAAACCAAGTAATAATGCACTAACAGGAACGATACCTTGCTTAAACAATTCACCACAATATACACCGATTGTATGAACTCTTTTCTTTTTCAATTCTACATCTGGAGTATTGAAAGGGGCAACTACAACAACTTTTAGACTTTTCATAATTAATATATATTTTTATTAAAGCAAATATACAATAAAAAAACTTAATAAACAAAAATAATTTTAATTATGACAGAAGAAGAAAAGAAATTAAAAGAAAAAATACGTTGGGAGAAAAGAAAAGAAAAACGTAATGAACAAAGACGACTTAAATATGAAAAAAATAAAGAAATCATCAAAGAACAAAGGCGACTTAAATATGAAAAAAATAAAAATGAATTAAATGAAAAAAGAAGAAACTCTTATGATTCAGAAAAAAGAAAAAAGAATTATGAATTAAATAAAGAATATGATATTTCATATTCAAGAAAATATAGAAAAAATAATAAAGAAAAAATAAATAAAAGGCAAAGAGAATATAAACAAAATAACCCTTTATTCAAATTAAGATGTAATATAAGTACAAATATACAATTATGTATGATAAATAAAGGTTATTCCAAAAAAACTAAAACTTATAAAATTTTAGGTTGTTCTTATGAAGATTTTAAAATACATTTAGAAAATCAATTTACCGAATGGATGTCATGGGATAATTATGGTAATCCAAAAGACGGTTTATTTGAATTAAATAAAACATGGGATATAGACCACATCATACCTGTATCAGTTGCTACAACAGAAGAAGAAGTTATTAAATTAAATCATTATACTAATTTACAACCTCTTTGTAGTTATAATAATAGATGGATTAAAAAAGATAATATAGATTAAGAAGTGTTCCACGTGGAACACTTCTTTTATACTTAATTTTTTCTACTCATATAAAAAACTTCTGTATCAGAAAAAACAACTTTCATAATATGCCTATTGTTTTTTGATTCAGCAATTTTATCCAATCTACTTTCTTTATCCAACATTTTACACATTGTATCTACTGCCTTATTATAACCATAGTTATAATAATTTGTATTAGAATATTTATTACCAATAACAAAACCAAGTATCACAAAAGAAATAACTAAAGCAATATTAACAATTATGTTAAGGATTTTTAAGATATTTATTTTATCTAAAAATCCTGCAAATGCCATTACATAAGGGTAAAGAAACCAAAGTATTTTATTTTTCATAATTTTTATTTTAATAATCAATTTGTTTAATATGATTAAAAGGTATAGTTACTTTATACATTTTATTAGGACTTGTAAAATGCTCCCTTAGTTGAAAAGTAATCAAATTTTCTTCAATAGAAAAATTATGAAAAGTAATAAAAATTTCAGTTTCATTACTTCTTCTAGGTGAAGGTTTATGTTTTGTTGGAAAATACTTTTCTGCCGATAAAGACAAAATAGCATGACCATATTTCGCATTAATAACACCTTTGATTAATTCTCTTTCTTTTAACCTAATACTTAAACTCTTAAATATTCTCTTTGTCATAGAGCAAATATACGACTTATAATTTTACTAAAGAAATATTTTCTGAAAAACCTAAACAAATTAATTCTTGTTTAACTTTATCTTCTGTACTATCCATAGCATTTACAGATAAATTAAATAAAAATACAATTTCATTATTATTAATATAATAACAAACTACTGTACTATAATCATCAATATCAAAAAGATTATGATTGACATAATAAATTTTTTTTATATCCTCATAAAACTTATGCCAATTATTTTGTAAATGGTATAAAGCAGCAGGGATAAGATTATCATTATAAAAACAATCTACATTTGGGGCAAACTTTGATGACATTCTTTTATATTCAGCAAACCAAATATCCCCTAAGAAGTTCATAAGTGCTTGACCTTTCCTAATATCTTCGTGTCTATTAGGTAATATTTCTTGATAGTATTTATCTTTAAATTGTTCGTAAGTCATTACTTATATATTTAATAATTTTTGAATTAAATTCTTTTTACTATTTTTATAAGCCTTAATAGAAGGTTTAATATTTTCTGCATTTATTTTAAATACAGGTAATCCATTTGAACCTTCTGTTATTCTAACTACTTTTTTATTTTTTGATAATAAAAAATTAATAAAATCTTTTGAATTAAGATTATTAATTTTTGATACTTCAAATAAATCAAACTGCATTTGTACTGCTACTGAAATCATAATGTGTTATTTTTATACTGCAAATATACAGATAAATAAGTTATTCACCAAATTTTATTTCATATATAATTGAATTAAAATTATTATAGCTGCCAAAGATAAACATAAACTATTTTTTAAGGTAAATGGTTCTTTGAATATAAAATAACTCATTGTAGTAAATACAATTATCCCTACACCAAATCCCAAAAGTCTTGAGGGCCAAATCAATCCATCAAATCCATCTATAAAAAAATGAACTGACTTAATATATATCCACGATATAGGCACACTACATATTAATAAAATTAAAATATATTTTTTATCCCATCCAAACTTTACACTCGCTTGTAATTGCATAAAAGATGCTATTTGACCAAATGTACATAATATAATCCCTATTAATATATTCTTTATATTCATACTGCAAAGATAAGGGTTTTGAAGTTAATAAACAAATACTTTTTTCTAAAAATATATTTGGTGGGTAACTTAAAAAGGTGTATCTTTGCTGTGTCAATAAATAGACAGGCGGATAATGAAACATCTGGAGAAATCAG